ACGGCGGACACCAAAATCCACTGTTCGGGTTCCACCAAACTTGGTACTTCCGAATTCCATTGCTGGAAAAAGGGTGGTCATGGGACTTTGGACCTACAGGGCGCCATTGAGCATTCGTGCGATGTCTATTTCTACGATGTGGCGCGACGCACCGGGATTGATCGCATCGGCGCGATGGCGCGTCGTTTCGGCTTGGGCACGCGCCTAGGGCTCGACCTGCCGGGAGAAAAGACCGGCTTGGTGCCGTCGAACAAATGGAAATTGGGCGCTATTGGCACACCGTGGCAACTTGGCGAAACGCTGATCGCGGGGATTGGACAGGGCTATATCCTCACCACGCCGTTGCAGTTGGCGGTGATGACCGCGCGTTTGGCCAACGGCGGCCACGCGGTGACGCCGCGTTTGACCATGGAAAAGGTCACCGAAATGGGCAATGAGCCTTATCCAAATGAGGAAGCCATGCCGTTGGGGATCACGCCGGAGCATCTTGCCCTGGTCATGCAAGGTATGGATGACGTGGTCAACTCGCCCACCGGAACCGCGCGGCGTTCGCGCATCAAAGAACCGCAGTGGCGTATGGCGGGTAAAACCGGCACCGTCCAGGTACGCCGCATCACCAAAGCCGAACGCGAAACTGGGGTGCTGAAAAATGATGATCTGCCGTGGAAAGAACGCGATCATGCGCTGTTCGTCGGCTACGCCCCGGTCGATAGCCCGCGTTTCGCTGTGTCCGTGGTGGTGGAACACGGCGGCGGTGGCTCATCGACGGCCGCCCCGATCGCGCGCGATATATTGCGCGAGACCCAGCGCCTAGCTGTGCTGCGTTCGGCGCCGGGACGCCAAGAAGCCCAGCACGATGACCATAAAGGCGGGAAGGCGTAATTATGCTTTACCATGACGGTTTGCTGTCCCATCCCAAAGTGAGTATCGGTCAGAAGCTTTTGCATTTGCATTGGCTGTTTGTGATTTTGTTGACACTGACCGCCAGCATCGGCTTCGCCATGTTGTACAGCGCCGCGGGCGGCGACTTCGATCCCTGGGCGTCGCGCCAGATGGTGCGTTTTGGCGTCGGGATGTTGGGTATGGTGGTGATCGCGGTAACCGACATTCGCCTGTGGCTGCGCTATGCCTATGCTTTTTATTTCCTGGTTTTGGCCCTTTTGATCGGTGTGGAAGTCGCAGGCTTCGTCGGCATGGGCGCGCAACGCTGGATCAGTTTGGGCTTCTTTAATGTCCAACCGTCTGAATTGATGAAAGTCGCCATGGTGCTGGCGTTGGCGCGCTATTTCCACGGTGGTAGCATCGAAGACGTTGGCCGGATGATGTTTCTGGCGCCTCCGGCGATCATGGTGGCGGTGCCCGCTGTGTTGATCATTCGCCAGCCCGATTTGGGCACCACCTTGATGTTGGGACTCGCCAGCGTCGCGATGTTTTTTGCCGCGGGCGTGCGCATGTGGAAGTTCATTTTGGCGGGGATTTTGGGCCTGATCAGTGCGCCCGTGGCGTGGTTTACGATTTTGCGCGACTATCAAAAACAACGCATCCTGACCTTCCTCAACCCCGAAACCGATACTCTGGGTTCAGGCTATCACATCATTCAGTCTAAAATTGCGCTGGGTTCGGGCGGTATGTTCGGCAAGGGATTCATGCAAGGCACGCAGAGCCACTTGAACTTTCTACCCGAAAAACAGACTGATTTCATTTTCACCATGCTGGCCGAAGAATTCGGCTTGGTCGGCGGGCTGACGTTGATTGCGCTGTATATCTTGTTGTTGGCCTACGGCTTCGTGATCGCCATGTCGTCGCGCAATCATTTTGGCCGTCTGGTGGGCATCGGAGTGACGGTGACGTTTTTCCTCTATATCTTCATCAACATCGCCATGGTTATGGGCTTGATCCCCGTGGTCGGCGTGCCGTTGCCGTTGGTGTCATACGGCGGCACTGCGATGTTGACGCTGTTGTTCGGCTTTGGGTTGCTGCTGTGCGTGCATATCCACCAAGACTTGACCATCGGACGGCGCGACAGCGGTGATGAATACTAGCCAAAGCGCTCGGCGTGAAATACGCACTTGCGCCGCCCCCATTGGGGCTTTATATCAAGCCATTCCATATGGACGTCAGGTTACGTCCACGTATGGGCGCATAGCTCAGTTGGTAGAGCAGCTGACTCTTAATCAGCGGGCCGTAGGTTCGAGTCCTACTGCGCCCACCAATTAAAACCCCAGCAATCTCAATAGGTTGCTGGGGTTTTTGTTGCCTAGTTTTGATGGGAACATATACGGAACTAGTCGGACAGTTTACAAAACTGTCCGACTTTTCGGGTTTAAGTGTTGTTCTCTTGTTCTCCTTCGAGGCGTTTAGTGAACGCCTTGCGCGCCATCTTTTTGGTGCGAACCATGTAGCGATCGATGATCTCTTCGACGGTCTTGAGTGAGTGTCCAGTGATTGATGCGATCAACTTGTTGTCGATTTCTTCTTCGGCCATGCGGGTGATTGCTGTGTGGCGCAAGTGCATGAACCAGAGCCCGCGGATATCTTGAGCGAGATCCATGTGCCCATCGATCTCGGCGAGCATCGCCGCCCAGGCGCGGATCTCGGCGAAGTCGTGGCGAAATGTGTCTTCGACGTAGGGCTGGCCGGTGGCTTCGTTGATGATGATATGGGTGCTGGTGACGGCTCGGGCTTTGGCGCGCTGCTTCTCCGCTTCCAGGCGCTCGACCAGGTGCGGTACCAGATCGACGGGCAACACGGTTTCGGCACCGGTCTTGGATTGTTTGACCTCAATCCCTTCGGTCGTGTAGCGGTCCCAGCGCCAGGCGAGGACGTCGCCCTGGCGTTGTCCGCACCATTCGTTGAGCATGACGGACGTGCCGATCGACCACCGCTCGGCCGCATCCGCTGCAGCGACCAGGTAATCCACTGCCTCGCGGCTCCAAATCTTGCCCTTCTTGGCGCTGTTGGTAAGCCTGATCTCGCGGGCTGGGTTGCTCTCAATCCAGTCCTCGCTGATGGCGAATTGGAGCAACACGCGCATCACGCGGATCGTGGCGTTGGCGGACGCCGGCGTTTTCGACATGGCTTGATAGAACGTTTTTATCCGTTTCGGCGTGATGGCTGCGACGGGTGCGCCGTCGCCCCAGGCCTCGATCTTGTCCAGGCACTGGTTGTATCCACGTTTCGATTTTTTGGCCAGGCGCGTAAAACTTACATCCTGACGGTAGGCATGGATCAGGGCGTTCATGGTGTGGGGCTTGGCAACGGGGCTGTTCGGCGAGTGGGTTTCTTCGTCTTTGCGCCAGGCATCGACGCGGGCATTGATCTCTTCGGCCTCGCGGATCGCGTCAACCTCGCGGCCAGTGTCTTCGGCCACGCGCACGTCTTTCCAGCCGGCTTTGCGGAGTGATGGGCTTGGTGCCCAGAAGTATCTGATTGTCCCGCGTCGGCCTGGCTTGGATACCAGGTGGCGGATTTTGATGCGTGCCATGAGGCGTCCTCCTAATCATGGGCTGCTTCATTATGTGCGCGGAATGCCTCGTTTCGTCAATGGTGAGGCGTTTTCAAGCAGCGCCGCGCGTCGCGCTTGGGTGTGTGTCTTGAGCTCGTTCCAGAGCTTCGGATCCGCTTCGCCCACCTGGTCGATCGCTAGGCGATTGGTCTTGATCATGGCGTTGAGATCGTCTGCATCCTTGGCCATGGTGACGGCCATTTTCAGGACGGCCGTCACCAGTTGGGCGTGGTCCCGGTTCATGATGATGAATTACATCCACTTAGCCAAGAGCATCGTGGTGATGCGGCGGTGCTGCCGCTTTCGCATGGCCCTTCTTTCACGCAGGGTTCTGCAGACGGCCTTCTGTTTTTTTTGTGCTTCTTGCATCGATCAGTCCTCGTTTCGTTTACAGCGCTTCAAGGCGCGTGATAAGGCGGGCGCGGATTTCCGCTTCCCGTGCTAACAGTTCATCGCGCACGGTTGGGTCCACCCGCCACTTGACGGCATCCAAGACGATTTCACGTAACCGCCTTGGCGGGATAGCTTCGGCCTGGGTGGTGCGGCCTGAAAAGCTGCGCTTGTCGGTCTTCTTTGGCGGGGCGGTGGGAAGGTTCATTTCTTCCACCTGTTCCGGCGTTACGGCCAAGCGGGTCACAATCACGTCGCCCTGGTAGTAGTCCACGAACGCCCGCAGGTCTTCGTCTAGGCTTGAGCAAATATGAACGCCGGACGGGTCGTGATCGCCGATGTGCAGGATTTCAACGCTGTCGTATTCAGATATCTTGTTCGCCATGTCGTGCTTGGTGGTGAGGCTGTCAAAGCCCCCGGACGAAAGCACGGGCACGCCATAATCATCAATGGCGTCGGCCAGTTGCGGGGCCATACCAGCAGCTTCACACCACACAAACAAATGGGTGTCTTGGCCGTCCTGGCGGTTGAGGCGAAATTCTTTTGTCCAATATTTGAATGTGCGGATTAGGCTTTCCTCACTCTTCCAGCCATCCGGGGTGATTTCCTTAAAGCCATCGTCGCGGATGTCTCCCATGTCGATAAGCTTGGCGCGGCGGGCCTTGTTCATGGTTTCACAAAGCCGCTTGTATGCTTGCTCTGTTTTGTCAAAACCTTCGTTCGACACCATCATGTAAAAAATCTGACGTAGCGTTAACGGCAGGATGTCCTCGTTCTCTGCCAAAATATCCTGGGCGATGCTGACAATCTGCGCGGGCGAATGGGTGTATTTTGGATCGCCATAATCATCCGTAGGGATGCGGTCGCTAGGCGTCCAGTTTTCAATAAACCCCCGTGGGCGTGATGTTGCCATCGTTCGTATCTCCTAGCGTTTGCGCGGCTGCATAAGTTGGCAACAACCGGGCATGTTGAAATTGTGCGGGGTTTCCACCCGCTGCCGGGGCCTATCCTCTCAAGGCTTGCCGTCTTCGCTCGGGCCGTGGCCGGTCGCGCAATTGGACGTTTCCGCACGAAGTGCGAAGCGGTAGCCGGTGGCGATTTCGGTGATGATTGTGAGGCGGGTTGCTTCGAGGTGTTGTCTGAGCCTGCATATCTGCGCGCGGACGGTTTCTTCTTGTGGCCAATCGCGAAATCCGCAATAGCTGTGCATGATGGAGTTGATCGGTGCGCAGTTTGGGTATTTGTCGTACAGCGCCTGGGCGAGGTCGGCTTGGCCGCGGGTGATCTTAATCTCGCGCCCATCGATGGCGATGCGGTTGAGCATTCTGAGCACGGAAAAGCCGTCTTGCTCGGCGCGTGGATTTGTTTTTGATGGGCTGTGGTTCATGGCTCTACCCTTGGAAATGGTGGGGCGGTTTTATCAAGGGCGTCGCGGGCCTGATAGAAGGCTGGCATCACTTCATTGGCGGCGTCGTATTCTTCGATCATGGCCTCCAAGGCTTTGCGCAGGATATCAATGTCGGTGCCCAATTTGACCAAGGTTCCGAGGGTTAACACTTTCACGCCGGCGGGGGTTTCTATGGCTGGTGGGTTCATTGCGCGAAAGGTCATATCCGTGATTGCTTTCTTTAGCCCCTCGATCGTATCTGCGGCTTCGAGCATCAAGGGTTCGGTGCGGGCGTTTCCTGCGCCATCGCGGCGCAAACGATCTGTGATCTCGCTCATCGTGTGGTTCCCTTCCGTTTGTCCTTGGCGTCTGCGCGTGCCTGGGAGAACAGGCGGCAGAGTTGTGTGAATGCGCCTTTGCGTTTGCGCGTGCGCCAGGCGGTGAGGGCTTTGCCGAAACGTGGCCCCCAGCCTTTCCAGAAATTGTTGAACGCCTGTTGGCAAGCGGTGGTGCAAAAATCGCGATCGGTGCGGGTGCTCTCAAAGGGCGCGTCGCACCAGTTGCAGGTGAGCGAGTGGGGTTGGCGTTGTTTCGCGATCTGGCGCTTTTGTTTTTCCCAGTCCTTGCGGCAATCGGCGCTGCAGCATCGCTGATCGTTTCTGCGTGGGGTGAACGGTGTTTTGCAGTAGGCGCATGTGGGTCGCGCGGCCTGGGTGTTCACTGGTCCTGTTTGGGGTTCCATGTACACGGATCCTGAAACTAGAGTTTTTAGCCGTTCGCCAGGGCAGCGGCGCGCTGATCGAGCTCCGCGTCCCAGTCGGTTTCCTGGGCTGTTCTGGCGGCTTTGCGGAGCTCGATCGGCATGCGCTCGTCCAACCAGAGATCAATCGCCTGCTCGTCCCAGCGCTGACCACGGCCGTTGCCGATGGCTGGCTTTGGCATTCCCTCAGCTTCGAGCCCGCGGCGGTTGCGGTAGAACAGCTCGACGTTGGGGGTCTCGTCCCCGGCTTCGTCCTCTTTGACGTAGCCGAGCTTGAGCGCGAGGCGGGCGGTGGTGAGCAAGCGGCGGGTCATTGCGCCGGCACCGTGCCAGGCGCGGAGATCGCCGCGAGGCCGACCATGGCACGTCGATGGCGGAGATCGTTTTGCGTGCGCACAAAATCGGCGGCCAGGCTGGGTTCGTTTGCGCTGGGCGGTTGTCCGCCCGGCCCGTTCAGCACCTGCCAAGGGCTGGCGCTGGTGGCCATGGCGGCGATTGAGCCGTCGGTCATGTTGTGCAGCATGAAATACCGCGCAGGTTTTCCGTCGGCGGCAACGCGCCCCGATCCTTGACAGGTGCCGCAAGGTTCGCGGTGTGTGCCGATGATCATTTTGATGCCGTTGCCGCGGTTGACGGTTTTGATCACGTCGATGCGGCCTTCGCCGTTGCAGTTGCGGCAGGTGCGCAGGGTGGTGGAGTTTGTGGAGGTCGTTCCCATGGCTCAATCCTCCGCCGCGATCAGTTGTTCGAAGCGGTTGCCGATCGCCTTGACCAGATCGAAAGCGCGCTTGCGCAAGGTCACGTCGTCGATCTTGTAGTACGCGCGAACCAGTTCGAGGGTTTCGCGGCGTGCCAGAGGATCGCCGGTTTGTGTGGCGTCGATCTCGCTTGCTTTGTTGGTGGCGGCATAGTCGCCACGGGTGCGCTGAACCGCGCCGGGCATTTCATCAAAGAAATACTGGATCTCGACGTCGAGAACGCCGGCGATCTGATAAAGGCGCGATGCGCCGATGCGGTTCGCGCCGCGTTCGTATTTTTGCACCTGCTGAAAAGTGAGGCCGATGGCTTCGCCGAGCTTTTCTTGGCTCATGCCGAGCAAAGTACGGCGCTGGCGCAGGCGGGCGCCGACGTGCACATCGACGGGCCGCGGCGTGCCAAGTGGCGGGCGTTGGTCCGGCGATAGCGGGGGTTGTGAAGTGGTGTTTGTGGTGGTGGTGGCGGTATCCATGCCGCCGATGGTGGGGGTATCCATAATCGCGTCCTCCGATAAGTTGTATCGAAGAAGTATCGTAATAGGAAACATTCAGTCAAGGATAAAAGTATCGTAATACGAAACTATTTGTTGTGGCGGTAGTCCCAAGCCGGTGCGCAGTCGCTGATCCAGATACCTTTTTTGGCTGCTTTTGCGGTGGTTTCGTCAGGTATGTAGCGTTCAGAGTAGCGGCGATACGCCCACGCCCAGCCCGTGAAGACAATCAAGGCGTTGAGGTCCTGGCCGTCGAGGTAGCAGGTTGCTACAGGGCGATGATACCGTTTGTCCCAACTTTCGATGTTGCAGCCGATGGTTCGGCCTTTTAGTCGTGCGGTTAGCCAGTGGGTCGCCTCCCGACCTGCTTGCAAGGTTTGGCCGTCGCGTTCACAGATTTGGTGGAGTTCAGGGGCGTCAAGGCCGTAGAGGCGAACGTTCCATCCGTCGAGATAAATTGTGTCGGCGTCAATGACTTGAGGTGCGCCTTTTAAATCGTAGGGGTGTTTGAGCACGGTGTGGATGGCGTGGTTGAGAAGCTCAAGGGCAATGCCGATCAGTATCAGTATGCCGATTAAGGCGAGCGTTTTCGCCAGTCCCATCAGTGCGTGGATCCGCCTTCTGGCGGCGACATGGTGCGGCGCGTTTTCTGGGTTATCTTTTCGCGGGCGTCGTCTTCGGCCAATTGGGCACCCAGGTCGATGGCGTCTTTAAGAGTGTTGCGGGCGTGGCTCAGTTCGCGCCGCTTGAGGTTGGTTTCGACGGCCAGGGTGATGAGTGAGATGAAGCCGTAGCAAAGTGTCCCCAAACCGATGAAGGCGAGGATCGCGTTGTCGTCCAAATGGATGTCACCGCGGCGGATCGTGAACAGTCGCAATTGCCAGGCGAAAAAGACGCAGAGCGCGCCGACGGCGGCGGCTTTAATCATCAGTGGGTGTCTCATCATTCGCATACTCACTTTTGAGTGGTTTCTGCGGGCAAAAAAATCAACCTGTATTCTTGTTGCGGGTGCTTTTGTGATCTTCGGTTGTATCGTCGCCGTCTTGTAGGTCGTGATCTGGTTCCGCCAACGTAGAAACTAGCTTGTGGGCAAATTTCTTTTGCTGATCGGAAAGGCCTCGGTAGAGGCCGAGCATGGCCTGTTCGTCCTTGGGGGGCGGTGCGGCGTCCTCGCCCAGTTCCGCCCAGTGGCATTCCAGGGCCCGCGCGAGTTTGCGCATCCATTCCATGGTCAGCTGGATGTCGCCTTTTTCCAGCTTGGAAATGGTCGCCTTGGTGGTGTGAACGGCGTCGGCCAATTGTTCCTGGCTGAGGCCGCGATCTTTGCGGATTTCTTTAATCCTGTTTTCCATATCAGCCATTGTATCGGCCCCCGATACTGTGGTCAGGATCGTATTTCGATACTAGATGTTGACTTTTTGTATCCATATCCGATACTCTTTGCGCATGATGTTGGAAACCTGGATGAAAAAAAACGGCCACACCGATAAAACGTTCGGTCTTTTGATCGGGCGGGGGCGTTTAGCCGTTCTGCGTTACCGTCACGGCAAGCAAATGCCACGCCCCTCCATTGCCCAAAAAATCGAGGCGATCACCGGCGGGGAAGTTGCGGCGGCGGATCTCTATCGCACTTGTATGCTCTGTCACGCGAATGAAGCGGCGGAGGTGGCGGCATGAGCGACGAAAAAGGTCAAGTCGATCTGTTTGGCGTTCCCGTCGCGGGTGGTTGTGGCGTGCGTCAATTGTCATTGGGGCTGTCCCTTTGCGGTGGCGGTTCGTCTTTTCACCTTCAAGTGTTTCGCTCCGGTGCGGGAAATTCCACGTCCTTAGGGGACGTCAAATCGTCCGAGGCGGGTCTCGGGGCGCGATGGGCCGCGGCGCTCAAGCGGCGTTATCCGGATCGCGATCGCGCCAAGTTGATTGCACGTGATTTCGATGTGGCGGTGCGCACCGCCAAGGGTTGGCTGGCCGAAGGTGCACCGTTCGCGTCGGTGCTGGCCAGGGCCGCGCACCTGTTTGGTGCGGGGATCTTGGGCGAGGTGTTGATGCCCGGAAGTGATTTGGAAAAGGTCGCGCACCTGGACAGCGTGCTGGTCGAGATTGAAAGGCGCATCGCCGATCTGGGCGATGAGCTGGTGGTTCTGAAATCGGGAGGGGCAGATGAATGATCGACGCGATCTTGCTGCAACTGGCGATGTGGGCGCACCGGATCGGCGCGGGCCTGCTCAAGACGGTGCGGCGCCGCCGGTCGCGTTGAGCGATGTGTGGGTGCGCGACGCGCGGCGCGGTAATCCCCGATACGCCGAAACGTGTGCGTTGCTGGCAGGGGTGGCGGCTTTTCGTGAGGGCGGTGAGCGGGATCGTTGTCCGTTTTGCCCTGAGGCGGAAATGTCCTTGGTCAATGTCTGGGGCGAGGGCTGGGATATGGGCCAGCGTGAGGACGCGCGGCGGGCCAAGGCGCGTCAAGAGCCGAGATACTGGTGGCAAGAGACATGAGCATTCCAAGACAGATCAAAAGAAAACGCGTTGTTCGTGAGGTCGCCGATTATGTGGTTGCCGTCGCACTTGGCTGTGCGGTGGTGGCGGCGGTCGGTTGGGCGGCGCAAAAATATCGAAATGTGGGGGAACTCCCCGCGGGCGCGCGGTGCGTCCGAGCATACCAAGAGGCCCTGTTGCCCGGCCCCCAGGTCGATGGCGAGGTTTTCATAGGTTTCCCTGCCGCAAGATATACACCGGCAAGGGCTTCGGCACCGCAAGACAAAAACGACACTGAGCACAACTGAACCGGACCGGGCCCATACCCTGGGTGTCCCGGCCGGTTTTTCTTTTCCGATTGGGGGTTCCATGCAGATCCACAACGTCACCTTTGAAGTCGGGCGGCGCGGCGATGGCAGCGCGGTGATCGTGCTGGATCATGGCGGCCTGCGCCTGGAAGTCGATCTCAGCGATTGTGACCGGCGCGAGCTGGGGCGGATGTTGCTTGAGCCGCTGTATGCATGTGTGCCGTTTGAAATTGTCGATGTGGAACTGATTGAGGAGATTGGCGGATGAACGATGCCATCGAAAACCCGGAACATTACGTCGGTGGGCGGGTGATCGAGATCACCGATTTGATCGAGGACTGGGGGCTCGGCTGGCACCTGGGCAATGCGATGAAGTACATCAGTCGCGCCGGACGCAAAGGACCGGCGGCGGAGGATATCAAAAAGGCACGGTGGTATCTGAAACGTAAAGTCGCGCACCTGCAGCTGAGCGGTGAGGACGATGGTCGCCCCGCAGATCGCGCGTCGATCGATGCCGCGGCGGTGGTTGCCGATTGGCAGTTGCAAGCACATCTGGCGGCGGCAGTGGGGTGTATCTACTGCCGCCGCACGCTGGATCCGCACCTGCTGCTGGAAGCGATCGGGTTTTTGGATTACCGCCTCAACGTGATCGAGGGCTTTTGAGATGGCCAATCAAAGACGTGTTCACGATATCGGGGTGATCGTCGGCGGGCTTGAGGACAACATTTCGGCACTGTGTCGTGAGCTGTTCCCGGCCGGGGTGAAGGAAGGCAACGAGTACCGGGTTGGGTCGTTGGCTGGTGAAAAAGGGCGATCGATGGCGATCCACGTCGGTGCCGGGCGACCTGGGGTGTGGTGTGATTATGGCGGGCGGACCGATGATCGCGGCGATGCGTTGGACCTGGTCGCCAAGGCATTGTTTCGCGGCAACAAAGCCGAGGCGATCACCTGGGCCAAGGGGTGGCTGGGGTTGGATGCTTCCGATCCCGCGGGCCTGAAAACCCAGCGTCGCCGTGCCGAACAAAAAAGCCGGGCGCAGAAAGAAGGCTCGGGCCGCAACAAGAAAAAGGCTTTTGCGATTTGGCTGGCGGCTCAAGAAAAGCTCAAAGGCACACCGGCGGATTGGTATCTCAAAGGGCGCGGCATCGATCTCTCGCGGCTGGGTTATCAGCCCCGCGCGTTGCGCTTTCACCCCGGCCTGGACAATTGGGAAGGCCTGGATCCCAAGCGCGATCAACCGCGCCGTTTGCCCGCCCTGGTGGCGGCGATCACCAACGCCAAGGGTGAAACGGTGGCGGTGCATCGTACCTGGTTGCAGCCCAGCACCCAGCCGGGGGTGTTTTGGCAAAAGGCCGATCTGAAAGATCCAAAAATGACCTTGGGCCGTTACGTCGGCGGTGCGATCCGCTTGTGGCGCGGCGAGGCGATGGACCCCAGCACCGGCGAGGTCAAACGCGCGCCCGCGCTGAAGGACGCCCCGCCGAGATCGAGCGTGGTGATCGCCGAGGGGATCGAGGACGGCCTGACCATCGCCCTGGCCGCGCCCGAGTATCGGGTGTTGGTGGCGGTGTCGCTGGCGAACATGGGGTCGCTGGATCTGCCCGCGGCCATCGCGCAAGTGATCATCGCCGCGGACAACGACGCGCCCGGATCGCGTGCCGCCGAGCAGCTGGACCGGGCGGTTGCGCATTTTCAATCGCAGGGCCGAACCGTGCGCCTGGCGCGCGCGCCACAAGGTCACAAGGATTTCAACGATTTGGTGAAACATGGATAGGAGGACGCACGATGTTTGAGTTTTTGAGGCGGCGTTATCGCCGCAAGTTGGTCGACGAATTTATGTCGAAAGGTCAGGGTCCACATCAGGCGGTCGATGCGGCGAAGGCGGTCGATGCGTTCGTGCATGGTGATGCTGGGGATCTGGCTGTTCGGCATGGTCCGCAGTCGGTGCATTTTTGTGCGAATGAGTGGGAAGCAAAAGATGTTCTGGGTGGCGTGCCCGTGCCCTTCGTTCATCACGCCGATCTGGCGGAGTTTATCGCAAGTCAATCACCACCGTTGTCGCGGGCCGAAGGTGTTGACGATCCGCGCGGCCAGGATGGGCGCGATGAGCACGGCGAGCGGGAACAAGGTGAGGGGCCACAGCCCCGGCAGGGTGAAGCTGGCAAAAATGCACAGTCCGAGCAGGACGATCAGCGGTGCCGTGCCGAGATTTCCGAGGGTCCGGACGGCGAAGACGACGGGGCCGCCGAACATGGTGGCGGCGCGGATCAGACCGTAGAGTGCGAAGGCGAGGATGCGCATGCGCTAGAGGGTAGCACGCCGTCGGGTGAGGTCAATGTTTTCGCCGACGATCCGGTGCCGCCGCATGACCACGACAAAGGCGGGCGCATCAAGTGGACGGATGATCTGAACGCCTGGTTGGCGCGGCACTGGACCGCGGGCACGGGATCTGCGCGCGAGATCGCCGATGCGTTGGGCATCGGCGAGGGCACCGTGTATCTGCGCTGCACCAAGACGCTCGGCCTGGCCAAGCGCGGCGCGGCGGCAATCCCGGTGGCGGACCCGGTGTGCGGCGGCGGGCGGTCGGCGGGATTTTCCCCGCAACCCGGCGATATGTTCGCCGCGACCGAGGTCGAGAAGATCAAAGACATGTATTTCCGCGATGCCGAGCCTGGGGCGATCGCGGCGACGTTGAGCTTGCCGCCGGCGGCGGTCGCGGAGCTGGTCGAGGACAAAGTTGCGCGGGGGATCTGGAAGCGCCCGCAAGCCTCGCCCGGTTTTCGCGTGGTCGATCATGACCTGGCGGACGCGGCGGACGATGCCCGGCCCAAGTCGGTGAGCGGCGAGAGCTCACGCGTGGTGCATCCGGACGATGAGGAAAACGAGACGGTCGCCGCGGCGATCCGTTACCTCGAAGTTGAGGGCATGCAGGTGCAGAAATTCAAGGGGCGGTACGACGTGCTGGAGGGGACGTCGTATCTGGAGGAATGCCTGAATGCGCAGGCGCTCATCGAATTCGCCAACATGCTGCGCATCGACGACGGGCTTGATCCGTTTGCAGCTGCATAAAAAGACCGGAGATAACAACTTGACCGATACGACAGAAGGTAATGGCGGCGGCGGCGGGGTGGTGAGCCTGACCTTGGTGCGTGAGGCGCTTGAGGGTGCGGCGGAAGCCTGCCCCCCGGCCCCCGCTCAAGAAGGATCGCCACCACTGAACAGTGACGCGGCGGCCATTGGCGGGGCCTTGGGGGAACGGTCGGGCGGTGGTGTGCGCGGTGGTGATGGGCGGCAGTTTTCAGAGCCGTTTGGCCATTGGTCGCGGGGTGGGGATACGCCTGGCCTGGGTCTGCCGGACGGTTGTCCTGTGGTGCCGTTGGGTCGCGATGGGCGCACGTATTACTACCTGGACGCCATGCGCCAGTTGGCCGAGCTGAAAGACAACGAGCACGGTCGTTTGGTGTTGCGCGGGCTGTTCGCCGGGAAAACCTACATGCTTGAGACGTTTTGGCCGCGGACCACGGCCAAGGGGGCGGTCAACGGCGTCGATTTCGACGACATGGCCGAGGCGTTGATGGATGCCGCGGCGCATGCCGGGGTGTGGAATGCCGAGGAAAAGGTCCGCGGCGTGGGCGCGTGGTTGGGGCGTGGCGGCGAGCTGGTGTTGCATTGTGGCGACGGTGTGCGGGTTGGCGGTGAATTGGGTCAGCCGGGGGAATGGCATCCGCCGGGGCTGGTCGATAAGTTTGTCTATCCGGCGGCCGAGGCCCAGCCCAAGCCCGCCGAGACCCCGGTTTCGGGCGGTGAGGACAGCGCCGCGGCGTGGCTGTTGGGGTTGTTGCGGTCATGGAATTGGAAGCGCGGCGACCTGGACGCCATGCTGGCGCTGGGCTGGATCGGCGCGGCGATGATCGGCGGGGCGCTGAAATGGCGGCCCATGACGTGGATCACCGGCGGCGCGGGCACCGGCAAATCGACCTTGCAGGACGTGATCAACCAGGTGCACGGCGACGCGATCGCGCAGGCGGCCGACACCTCGGCGGCGGGGATCTGGCAAAAGGTTGGTCATTCGACCATACCGGTGGCGCTGGATGAATTGGAGGCGAGCGAGGACAATCGCAAGGTCAACGCGGTTGTGGCGTTGGCGCGCCAGGCGTCAAGCGGTGGGATTTTGTTGCGCGGTGGCCAAGATCACAAGGGTGCTGAGTTTACGACGCGGTCGTGTTTTTTGTTTTCATCGATCTTGATGCCGCCGTTGCAGCCGCAAGATCTGACGCGCATGGCGATTTTAGAGTTGCAGCCGTTGGCCGATGGCGCGGCGCTGACCATCGACAACAAGCACCTCAACCGCGTTGGCGCGCAGTTGCGGCGGCGTCTGGTCGATACCTGGGCCGATCTGCCCAAGATCCTCGCCACGTATCGCGATGCGTTGGGGCATTTTGGCCACGGCAACCGCGGGATGGATCAATTCGGCACGTTGTTGGCGGTGGCCGATGCGTTGCTGATCGACGACGAGATCGAACACAGCCGTGCAATGGCGTGGGCTGAGCGCCTGGACGCCAAGACCTTGGCGGCATGGACCGATGCGGAGGCCGACGAGGCGCGGTGCTTGCGCCATCTCCTGACCTCGCAGATCGATCCGTTTCGCGGTGGCCAGCGGTTCACCTTGGTCGAATGGATCGAGCGCGCGGCGGGCTGGCATCAAGGCACGGACAAGGTCGAGGCCAACCGCACGCTGGGCACTTACGGCCTGTCGGTCGAAGAGTACGACGAGCGGGTGTGGGTGCACGTGGCCAACCAGCACCGCGGCCTGGATGGCATCTATCAGGGCACACACTGGGCCGGGCGAAGCGGCACCATGGGGGGGTGGGCTCAGTCTCTCCGCCGTCTGGAAGGCGCGTCGGCGACCCCCAGCCCGAAGTACATCGGCGGGGTGACGACGCGGGCCACACGCATACCGCTCGATACTGTTTTGCCCGAAAAGCGCGTGAGCGCGTACGACACGTGCGGCGAAGCCGCGCCGCAATCCGAACCCACCCAGAGCTGAGGAATTTGACGTGATGAGAAAGGCGCATCCGATCGGTCGATTGACCCTCAAACCCCGACCCATGGTTTCAAACAAGGCCCGCACGGCGGGGTTGATCGGGTCTTGGGGTAAGGGGGGAGGCGACGGTGTAAGGCTGAAAGCCGCACAAATCAAGGAAACTTACGGTCTTACGGTCTCACCGTCGATATCCCCGTACAGGCGCGCGCGCGTGCATGCGTACGAAGAAAGAGGTGTAAGAACCGTAATATCGTAAGAAATTGAGTAAGTTACTGATAATAAACAATGTTTTTCTTACGGTTTGTCTTACGGTCAGATTACGGCGGTGGTGGTGTGAGGCTAAGTTACTGAAATGAATAAAATAATGGGTGTTTATTGATGGCGGATGATGGCGAAAAGGTTGGATTGCAAGCGGCGGTGGATGCCGTGGGTGTTGACGCGACGGAAATGCAGAAAGCTGAGCAGTTGGCGTTGTTGCCGACGGAAAGTCTGCAGGCGGATCGACGTGGCGGTGACGAAGTGGCGGAGCGATCTGGGCCTGGGCGTCCGGTTGGATCGAAGAATAAGCGCACGGCGGAGTGGACCGATTACATCCTCAGCCGTCACGTCTCGCCGTTGGTTTTCCTGGCGCAGACGTATTCGCGCCCGGCCGCTGAGTTGGCCAAAGAGCTCAAGTGTAAGGCTGAGGATGCGTTCCGGATCCAGGTCGCGGCGGCCAAAGAGCTCGCGCCGTATGTGCACCAAAAGCAGCCGGTGGCTGTTGAGGTGAGCTCGAGCGGCGTGGTGCAGCTGGTGCTGGAAATGTCGCCGGATGTGGCTGGCGCGGTCGGTGCGGCTGGCGCGCCAGGTGACGGATCTGTGGTGATTGAGGGTGAGATCGTTGAGGATGATGGAGAAGATGGAAATGATTGAATATCAATGCATTAGCAACACTGATTTGGGGCAAGTCGGACAGTTTAAGTCGGACGGTTCTGGTAAATGCGTTGATTATCAGTGCGTTGACAAGTTCGAGCCGCTGATTGTGAATTGGCAGGGGCAAGCGGTCGATCGCGCTCAGCTGATCGCCGCCTCAGAAAAAGCCGAGAGGGGGGGTACCCCCCAGCTCCGCAACCCCTATACCCCCTGCCGGGTATCGCTCACTGATTTTCGGGGATTTTTGGCGAAAGTGCCTCAGGCTCAAAAAAGTCGGAAAAAATCAAGTCGGGTCGGGGGTATGGGGGTGCGGCGGAAATGAGCGGCTTAAACCTCAATTGGCGTCCGCCTGGTCCTGTTAGCGATGCATTCATGAAAAGCCGCGCCAAGGTGCACGGCATCGGCGGGCCGATCGGCAGCGGCAAAACGTCGGCGGCGTTGATGAAAATCATCTATCTGGCGGCGGAGCAAGAGCCGTCAACCCGCGATGGCGTTGCCCGGTTCAAGGCCTGCATCGTGCGCGATACCTATCGCAATCTTTGGAAGACAACGATCCCCAGCTGGTGGAAGTGGATTTCACAAGACACCGGGGAGTGGGTCGGGGCCTTGAACAATCCGGCTAAGCATACCGTCAAGTTCAACCTGGGCGGTAAGATCATCGAGTTGATCGTCGAGTTCGTGGCGATCGGTGACAACGCGGCGGAGGATGTCCTGCGTGGCTATGAGCCCACGGTGTTTTACCTCAATGAGGCTGATTTGTTGGCAGAGGATGTTTTGCCCTTTGCGCGTGGTCGCGCCGGACGCTATCCAGGTATGAATGAGGGCGGCCCGAGCTGGTTCGGTGTGTTCATGGATTTTAATGCGCCGGAGTTCGATACCTGGCTGGATCGCATGGCCTATGAGGATACGCCCGAAAATTTTGATTTTTTCTTTCAGCCTGGCGCGTTCGAGCCGGGCGCTGAGAACGTCCAGAACCTGCCGCCGGGCTACTACGATGATCAGATGGAGGGGCAACCGGATTGGTATATTCATCGCATGATCCACAACAAGCGTGGCTACTCACGCGACGGTAAGCCGGTCTACAGCGATTGGAATGATCGCTTTCATGTTTCGCAAAAAGTCCTGTCCCCGGTGCGTGAATTGCCGTTGGTGATCGGTGCGGACGCGGGCGGTACGCCGGCCGCGATCATCACCCAGCATATGGCCAACGGGCAGTGGCGAATCCTTGATGAATTGGTGCCGGGGCATGCCGGGCCGACACGCTTTAGCGAATATCTCAATCAGGTTCTGCGTCAAGATTACGAGGGTATGTCTGTAACGGGGTGGGCGGATCCATCGGCAGCTTTCGGTGGTGATGGTGAGGATAAGGCTTGGATCGAGGCCGTTTCCGCGAAAACTGGAATTCGGTTTCGTCCGACCTTAACGAACTACCTGACGCCGCGCTTGGATGCGGTGCGGATCCCGTTGGGCCGGATGATCGATGGTCAGCACCCTGGCATTTTGTTGTCGCCGAAATGCAAGATCCTGCGACGTGGTTTTAACAGCGGCTACAAGTACCGCCGGATCCAAAAAGACAACGGTCGGTTTGCCGAAGAACCGGACAAAAATGATTTCTCACACCCACACGATGCGCTGCAGTACGCCCTTCTTGGCGGCGGTGAGTACCACGAAGTGACGGGTCGAAAGAAAGCAAACGAAGGCGGCACACGTCAAACATCAGCGATCACCGAGGACAACCCGACGGGCACCTATTCGGGCGGCGGCGGTGGTCGGCAGAGGGATGCGATCATTGACTGAGGACGATCTGAAAATGGGCCAGTGGGTTCTTGAGCAACGGCAGCGGTCGCCAGCGGTGCCGTGGAAGGTCTTGATGCGTCAGACTGGCTTGAGCAGGGCCACCCTAAATCGTTATGCCAATGCCTGTCGCCAGAGCCCGACCCTTGAGGTGGTTGCGCAGCAGGTGGTGGCGTCGATCAAAACTCATTTGACTGGCGATGGCATTGCGCGGGTTGAGGTTAATGGCGAAACCATCGCGGTGATGATGGATATCGATGTTGGCTAATGTGTCTCTGAGACATCTGGCCGCTGGTGTTTGAGGGGGAAAAGCGTTTTTAACTGGAACATCCAATGAAATAAACCGCGATGTTTCCGGAGGCCTTTATGGGCGGAATGTTCAGTCCCAGTATGCCAGCATTACCAGCCGCCACCCCGGTGCCGGACGATAAAGACCCGGCGATCGAGGAAGCGCGGCGCAAGGAAGTGATCGCGGCGCGTAAGGCCAAGGGGCGTGCGGCGACGTTGCTCACCGGCGGCACTGGTGTATCCGGTCAAGCCAACGTTCAAAGCAAAAGCCTTTTGGGCGGGTGAGGCGCGGGTCGTGGGAACTCTCAACGCCAACCAGTTGATCAAGGGTGCGGAAGATAAAAAATCCGCGCGCACCCCTTTTGAACGGGATTGGCAACGCATCAACAAACTGATCTATCCATTGGGCACCGGGTTCGGTGGCGATACGGCTTTGGGTGCATCGTCGCATGAGGCTGTGCTGGACAACACCGCCGAGCTGGCCTCTGAGCTTTTGGCGGCCGCCTTGCACGGCATGCTCACCAATCCGGCGACCAAGTGGTTCGCCATCCGTGCGCAAAACGACAAACTGAATGAGAACGAGCGCGTCGCCGTGTGGCTGGAACAAGTCGCCGGCATCATGTATTCGGTGTTCAATTCCCCGCGCTTGAATTTTGCGCCCCAGCAGCACGAAAAAAACATGGACCTGGTCAATTACGGCACCGGGTGCATGTTCATCGCCGAGAAAAATGGCGAGTGGCCGATCTTTCAGACGCGCGCGTTATCGGAAATCTATTTGGGCGAAGACGGCGAGGGCCGGGTCGATAAGGTCGATCGCTGGTTTAAGTTGTCTGCAGAGCAGGCCGTCAGCAAGTTCAAAGGTAATCCGGGCGACAAAGTGGCAGAGTTTGCGGCCAGTGACGATCCTAAAAAGCGTGCACATGAATTTGAATTCATCCATTGCACGGGTCCGCGTACCGAACGGGATCCAGGTAAGGGCGATAATCTCAACATGCCGTTTATGTCGGCGTACGTGAACGTCGATGAAAAACATTTGATTTCCGAAAGTGGATATCCCGAATGGCCGTGGACCACGCCACGTTGGACCAAGCGCGCGCGTGAGCCCTATGGCCGCGGCTGTGGTCATAAGGCCATGCGCGACACCAGCATGTTGCAGCGATCGATGAAGGTGCAGATCCGCGGCGTCGAAAAGCTGGTCGATCCGCCCTTGCAGGTTCCCGATGATGGCGTGTTCGGATCTATTCGTATGACGTCCGCGGCGATCAATCATGTGCGTGCGGATTTGCTGCAGTATCCGGGGGGCGGTATTCGCCCGATCTCAACCGGCGCCCGGCCGGATATCGGCGAAGACTTCATGGGTGGATCGCGTGAACGGATCGAACGGTCGTTTTACAACCACCTTCTGCAGATGATGCGCGATCCGCGTATGACCGCAACCCAGGTGATCCAGATCGCCGAAGAAACGCTCCGCGTGCTGGGTCCGATGCTGGGGCGGATGCAAAGCGAAGATCTCGGCCCGATGGTCGATCGGGTGTTCGCGATTTTGCAACGCGCGGGGGCTTTTCCACCGCCGCCGCCGGAATTGGACAACCAAGAGCTCAAGGTCGAATACGTTTCGCCGGTGGCCAAGGCTCAGCGCCTTTCCGAAGCGCGCGGCGTGACGCAAACCTTGGAAGTCATGGCGCCGATCATCCAGGCCGACCCCACCGTGTTGGACAATGTCGAAAACGATCTGACGTTCCGTCATGTGGCGGAGCTGTTCGATTGGCCGATGGACACGCTTCGCGCGGCCGATCGCGTGATCGAGATCCGCAAGGGCCGCGCCGAGGCCGCCCAGCAAGAAGCACAAAAACAAGATTTGATCGAGGGCGCGGGTGCCGCGGCGAAATTGTTGCCAGCTATGGCCGGTGGAAATGGCGGCATGGGTGCGGCCCAAGGGGGTGTGCAATGAGCCGCCTTGATGACCTGAAACAAAAAATCGCCGATGCCCTTTGGGTGCGTGATCGTTACGCCAAGGTGTTCGCGGGCGACGATGGCCAGTGGGTTTTGAACGATATCTTGCGCCGCGCCGGAATTGGCGCGGATCCGTACGTGCCAGGCGTGGAAAGCGGGACTTTGTACAACGTCGGCCGCCAATCCATGGGCGCGACGATCATCAAGATTTTGAATTTGTCCGAGGTCGATGTGCGGCGTCGGATTTTAGAGCAGCAAGACGATACGAATTTTAATCAGGAGGACACAAGTTATGACCGATGAGACTTTGAACGGTGAAGGCGGTGATGCAAACGTAAGTTTGGATGGGGGTCCAGGTGCAACGACGTCCTCCGGTGCACCGGGCGGCGCGGCGGGGGATGGTGGCGACGCCGCCCCCGCCAGCAGCTGGATGAAGGATCAGCTTTCGCCGGCCAACCGAGCGGCTTTGGAGCCGAAAAACTTCGCCGATAACGATGCCTTGGCCGCGGCTTACCTGAACCTTGAAAAAACCGTGGGTATGAAGGGGGTTCCCCTTCCTGGCGAAGACGCCACCCCGGAAGAGATGAACAAATTTTATGAAGCCATCGGCCGCCCGGCGGAGCCCAGCGAATACGTGTTCGCGATGCCCGAAGGCGTCGAGGCGTCCCAAAGCGATCTGGCCTTTCAGAGCGGCATGGCGCCGGTGTTGCACAAAGCTGGCCTCACCCAGGCCCAGGTCGCGGTTCTGAATGAAGGCTGGAACGAAATGAACGCGAGCGCGGCCCAGGCCTACAGCGAGCGTCTTGATCAGGAATTCACGGCGGCGGAAACGGCGCTGAAAAAAGATCTTGGCGCGGCGTACGACGCCAAGATGGAAGCTGGAAATTTGGCCGTGCGCACGCTGGGCGGTGAGGAATTGGCCGACTATCTGGCGGAAAGCGGCCTCGGTCGCGATCCGCGTTTCTTGAAGTTTCTGGTCGCGGCGGGCGAAAGCTTGTCCGGCGACGGTGCTTTGGTCGATGGCAATACTGTGGCGGGGGTCTCGACGCCGGCGCAGGCAAAGGCCGAGATTTCCCGTCTCGAAAGCGACCCTGATTTTGCCAAGGTGTTCTTGGACAAAAGCCATCCCGAGTACAAAGCGGCCGTTGAAAAAATGCAGCGCCTGCAGGCGTTGGCGAACAATGCGGGGGGCTCATGACGCAACGTCAAATCACCCTCGAATGTTTGCGTTTGGCGCGCTCTGGCGCGGCGGCGATCGGTAATATCAAGGATCTGCAGAGCGCGGTGAATGTGTTGCTGCGGATCGTGGTCGGTGATCGCGTGCGCCAAGATGAGCTTGCGCAAGCCATCATCCGCGCCCCGCGTCAAAACGTTCTTGTAAAGTTTATTGCGCGGGTTCAGGCGGCGATCGAAAGCAGTGATCGTGATGTTCTTGATGATGCGGAGCTGCGGCTCGAATGCATGCGCCTGGCCTTTGGGGAAGGCCTTGGACTGGGTGACGTCGACGCGCTGCAGGACAAGGTCGACCTCTATTTTGAAATTGTCGCCGGGCAGAACATCTTGCCCGCGACCAATCCGGGCAACCCCAAAAAACGCGGCAAAGGGTCGCGTGCAGGGTCCGGTTGACCGCCTGAAAGTAGGCCGCGGACGGCGCGCGTAGTCGCCGAGGATGGGTCTGTGGCTTCGGTCGGCAGGCAACCTCTCCGCCATCTGGAAAATGGAAACTTAGGAGGGACAGATGTCCGACCAAATCACCACCGCCATGGTGGATACCTACAAATCCGGTTTGACCATGCTCGCGCAGCAAAAGCAGAGCAAGTTGCTTGGTCGTGTTCGTGTTGAGCATGACACCGGCAAGCGTGTGTCGTTCGATCAGATCGGTGCCGTGAAAGCGCGCAAGAAGACTGAGCGTAACGGCGACACCAAATACATCAACACGCCGCACAAGCGGCGCTGGGCAACTCACGAAGATTTTGAGATCGCCGACTTGATGGACAAGTTCGACGTGATCAAAATCCTCAACCAGCCCGGCGGCGAATACGCCAAGGCGTTTATCGCGGCGTTGAACCGTGAGCGTGACACTTCGATCCTTGCGGCTGCGCTGGGCACCGCCTACACCGGCGAAACCGGTTTGACGGGTGTGGCCTTGCCTGCGGCACAGAAAATCGCGGTCGGTGGCACGGGTTTCACCTATGCCAAAGTCGAAGAAGCGATGGATATTCTGGCCGGTGGCAACGCCGTCGATCCCGATAGCGAACTGACCATCGCCTGGACCCGCAAGCAAGAAAAAGAATTCCTGCAAAATGCCGAGGTCAAGTCGATCGATTACAACACCCAAAAAGTGTTGGTGAAAGGTGGCATGGGCGATGCGCCGTTTTATGGCTTCACCTATGTGCGGTTGGAAGACTGGACCGACGAAGAAGGCGCCACCAACCAAATCATCCCTAAATCCGGCACCACGCGGTCGTGTGTGGCGTGGGTCAAAAACGGTTTGTTGCTGAATGAGCCTGGTCCTTCGGAAGTTCTGGTTGATCGCATGCCCGGTAAAGGCCAGGCAACGCAAATCTGGTCCGGTGCCTCGTTCGCGGCCACCCGCATGCAGGAAAGCATGGTGGTGCAGATCGACGTTCTCGAAGCCTAAGCCTTCGTCGCCTCGCCTTCGGGCGGGGTGACTGGCGCTGGTTTGAATGAAACTGAAAATTGATGGAGGCCTGTCATGGCTGAACACAAATCTGACCAAATCACCAACAGCGATGCGACGCCGAAGGTGATGAACAAGTCCAATATCTCCGGCGGTCGCGTGCGTCGCCAGGGTTTTACCTTCACCGTGCCGACGGGTGGTGTGGCGATCGCCGACACCATCCAGTTTTGCAAAGTGCCGTCCGGCGCCCGCTTCATGGGTGGCGAGTTGCAGCACGACGACGTCGGCGCCGCCACCGCCACGCTGGCGATCGGCGACGGCACCACGGCCGCAAAATATGCCGCGGCCGAGGTCGTTGACGCCGCCGGTGGCATCACCTTCGGCAAAACCCTGGCGCTCGGCTTTATGGACGAGCTTTCCGGTGAGCTGACCTTGACGGGCACCGTTGCCGTTGCCGCTTTGACCGCCGGTAAGGTGATCAAGGGCTACGTCGAATTCATGGCCGATTGATCGGTTGTTTCATCGGTTGTTTCGGGGCGGCGGAGATTTCGCCGTCCCGCCTTCGGGGGTAAATGGCTATGACGGACGTTACGGGAATTGCAAATATCTGCCTGGTGGAGCTGGGCCAGGAGCCGATCACCGAGCTCGGTGAGGGGTCTGACCGCGCCAATGTGTTGCAGAGCAATTTCGATCTTGTTCGTGATGCCGTACTGCGTGCCCATCCGTGGAATTCCGCGCGGGCGCGGAAAATAATTGCGGTCGATCAAACCGCGCCGGTTTTCGGTTTCAGCTATCGCTATCCTTTGCCGCCAAAGCCGTATTGCTTGCGGGTGTTGACGGTGGGCGGCAACGCCAGCGGTTGGAAAGTCGAAGGGCGTTGGATCCTCACTGATATGAGCGGTCCGGTTGAAGTTGAGTTTATCGCCCGGCCTGAAAGCGCAGAAGATTTTGACCCGATGTTGGCGGAGGTGATCGGTCTCAAGCTGGCCGAGCGGTGCGCCTATCGTCTGACCAATTCCCGCAGCAAAGAAGAACGCGCCGCGAAAAAAGCCGCCGATGCCCTTCGCGATGCCCGTTCCGCCGATGGCCAGGAAGGCACGCCGGATGAGCTTCCGGAAAGCGAGATCCTGATGTCGAGGTACGACTGATGGCCACACGCACCACGCCCAATAAGTCCAGTTTCAACGCCGGTGAGTTTTCGCCGATGTTGTCCGGGCGCGAAGATCTCGACAGTCACCAAAACTCAAACCAGATCATGGAAAATATGATCGGTACGCCGTGGGGCCCGGCGATGAGGCGCCCCGGCACGCGGTTCATTTGTGAGGTCAAGGACAGCGCCAAAACGGTGCGGTTGCTTGATTTTGAATTCGGTGAAGAACAGGCCTACTGCCTTGAGGTCGGTGAAGGGTATTTCCGCTTTATCAAGGATCAAGGCCAGATCTGGGTCGATGCCACCGATGCGGTGATCGTCAACGGTGACTTTGGTGCCGGTGTTTCCAGTTGGGCGGATGTCTCGACGGGTGGCGCGGCAACGATTTCCCACGATGCAACGAATGGGCGCCTGAACCTGGACGGTGACGGTGTCAACATCGCGCGGGCCGAGCAATCGGTCGTTACCAGCAAGATGGGCCAAGAGCACGTCTTGCGCTTCCGGGTTTTGGGTGCGGCGGGCGATGTGGTGCAGCTGGGTATCGGAACGACCAGCGGTGGTGCGGAGATCCTGGCCGCTCGCGATTGCTCGGTGGGGTGGTATGCGGTGGCGTTCACGCCTACGGCTTCGCCATTCTACGTTCACTTTTCCAATGCGTTGGGCAAAACCCTGCAGATCGATGATGTATCTTTGATTGATGATGCGCCCGTGGAGCTGGCCGGGCCGTTGGGGGAGATCCAACTGGCGCGGGTGATGCACAATCAATCGGCGGACACGTTGTATGTCAATCATGGAGATCATCCGTCGATGCGGCTCGAGCGGCGCGGCCATGCCGATTGGGCATTGGTGGAGATTGCCTTCATCGATGGCCCGTATCTGGATGAAAATATCGACACCGCGTTGACCTTGACGCCAAGCGCCGTCACCGGCTTGGGGGAGACGCTCACGGCGTCCAAGGATCTGTTCGTCGCCGCCGATGTGGGGCGTTTGGTGCGGCTCAGCCATGCTGCCACTTGGGGGTATGCGCGGATCGTTGCGTACGTTTCGCCCACGGTAGCGACCATCGATATCAAATCAGATTTCGGCGCGATCACCGCAACCGACACTTGGAAGCTGGGTATCTGGTCGGAGACCACCGGATATCCGGTGGCATCGACTTTTCATCAAGAGCGGTTGGTGTTCGGCGGCGCATCGAAGATCCGCCCCAGTGGCGTGTATGCCTCCAAACCGGGAGATTTTTACAACATGACGCCCGGTGGTGCCGATGGTGATCCGTTGGCGTTTAACCTGCTGGCCAACAAGTCCCAGGCGATCCGTTGGTTGGCGTCGGCGAAAAAGTTGGTGGCCGGCACGCAATCGGCCGAAGCAATCATCCGCGGCGATACTGATAAGGCCATTTTGACGCCGACCAACATCGATCGCGATTTCGACACCAGCGCCGGGTCTTCGCATGTCGCGCCGGTCGAAACGGAAAACGCGACCCTGTTCGTCCAGCGCCACGGTCGCAAGGTCAAAGAGCTGGCCTACTCCTTGGAAGCCGACGGCATGCGTTCGCCGGACATGACCATTCGCGCCAGCCACATCACCAAAACCGGGATCAAGTCTCTGGCTTATCAGAAAGAGCCGTGGTCCGTGATTTGGGGTTGTCGCAATGATGGCTTGTTGATCGCCATGACATACGAGCGTGAGGAAAAGGTGGTCGGATGGCACCGTCACCCGGTCGGTGGACAGTTCAATGATGGCCCGCCGCGCGTCGAAGATCTCATTTCTATCCCCGGCGAAGGGCGCGACGAACCGTATTTGTTGGTCAAGCGCACCATCAATGGCGTGACCAAGCGTTACATCGAAATGATCGAGGCCCACGACGAAGACGAAGACGATCAGGCAGATGCTTTTTATGTCGATTGCGGGTTCACGTATTCGGGGGCGGCAACCACGACGATTTCGGGGCTCGATCCCCTGGAAGGTGAAACGGTCGTGGTTTTAGCTGGTGGCGCACGTCACCCGGACTGTGTCGTTACAGGCGGGCAGATCTCCCTCGAATATCCAGTGACCAAGGCCCAGATCGGTCTCGGTTCTCGTTGGGTGTTGGTGCCCCAGCGGTTTGTGGCGGGGTCGCGTGAAGGCACATCGATGGGCAAGCCAAAGCGCTATGACCGCGTCGATGTGTTCATGCATCGTACCCTTGATGTGAAGATGGGGCCGAGCCTGGACAAGGCGGAAGTGGTCAATTTTCGCGAAGTCGGTCACGCAATGGATACGGCGATCCCGTTGTTCACCGGGGTGAAGTCCATCACCTATCCCGGAAGTCACGACAAAGACGGCAGTGTTTATTTGAGCGGCGACGGCCCGTTCCCGGCGACGATCACCAACATGATCCCGCGCATCGGCACGGATGAGGGGTGACGATGATCGAATTTATCCCCTTCAAACCGGATCACTTGGTCGGCCTCAACCTGCAGCCGGTGCAAGCCTATTTCCAAACCAGTCTGCTCGATCCGGAGTACGGCAAATATCTCAGCGTTCCGGGCTTGAGCTGGTCGGGTGAGATCGACGGCGCGGTGGTCGGCTCGGCGGGCGTGATCCAGCGCTGGCCAGGTCGTGCGAAGGTCTGGGCTTTGTTCGGTCAATCCATCCCGTTGAAGGCTTGGGTTCCGATCACGCGGTTTGTGGAGAAGGTCTTGTCGGATGCCCATGGCGCCGGTGTGCGGCGTCTTGAGGCGGTGGTGGATCCGCACCACGCCGCGGGCGTGCGCTGGGCCGAGCGGCTCGGTTTCATCTGCGAAACGCCTTGGGGCATGGATGGCTACGGCGCGGACGGAAAAAACTATCTTTTGTTTGCGAGGGTGCGTCCATGACAGGCATTGAGATTGGTGTAATTGCCGGAAGCGCCGTCACGGTTGGTGACGCGATGATGGTTGCCGGTGCGGTGATGAGCGCCACGCAAATGATGGCCGGTGGTGCGCAAGCCAGCGCCACGGCCAAATACAATGCCGGTGTTCAAGAGATCGAGGCGATCAACGCCAAAAACGCGGCGGATTATGAAGAAAAGCTCCATCGCCAGCGTGGTGAAAGTTTGCTTTCGGCTCAACGTGCCGCCATCGGCGCGTCTGGTGTGGGCCTTGAAGGTTCGGCGTTGTTGTCGCTGGAAGAAAGCGCCATGGAGCTGGAAAAGGATGCGCTTGCGATCCGCTATTCCGGCACGGTCGCGGCGGCACGGGCGCGTTCCCAAGCGGCGGCGGACCGGGTTGCTGGTCGCGCGGCGAAAACCGCCGGCATGTGGGGCGCGGGCAAATCGTTGCTCACCGGCGCCTCAAAAATCGGCTGGTCTCCAAGCTCGGATGGTATGGGGGTTGAGGACTGATGAAAGTCAGAACGTACCAGTCGCAAAAAGGCATCACGGCGCAAGGCTCGGCTGCACGCATGTCGGCTGGGGCGCTTACCGTGGCGAGCGGCGCCGCGGCGGATTTTGCCAACACCGCCGTGAACGTCACCAACGATGCGGTACAGCGCCAAAAAGAGGCCGATGATAACGCTTGGGTTTCCTCAACCACCGCCAGCGCGGCGAAGAATTGGGCCGAGCGCCTCAATCAATCGAAGCAATCGGCGCCCGAGGGTGCGGACGGTTTCGCCGGTGGCGTTGAAAAGGATTTTCAGGCTTATCGCTCCCAGATCATCAAGGATGCGCCGTCTCCGGAAGCGGCGCGGATGGCGGGGCAGCGCTTTGATCGTCTCGGCCTTTCGGTGTTTAACGAGGCTTTGACGTTTGAGGCCACCTCCAAACGCACCAAGCGCATGACGGACTTTGGCCAGGGCCTCAACGACCTGGCCAACGCGGCGTACGCCAGCCCCGGCCAAGAGGCGCAATTGATTGCCCAGGCGCAAGGCGACCTTATGGCCGCTGAAAATTCGTGGATGTTGCCCGGCGACGTGAGCGAACAGCGCAAGGCGATCCCCGGCAAAATCGCCGAGCAAGCCCTGCGTGGTCGCTTGGCGCAAGATCCGCAGGGCGTTCTCAAAGCTCTGGAAGGTGATCAAGATCCATCGGTCAATCGCCTGGATCCGGAGCGGCGTACGGTGTTGGCGTCGGCGGCGCGTGCCGAAATCGGGCGTCGGGCGATCGTTCGCAACGGCGAGCGTAAGGGTTTGGAGACGCGGCTCAAGGATCTGGGCGGCGTGGTTGAGGCTGGTTTCGATCCCGGCACGGATCGGCTGCAGGCGCTTGAGGCAGACATCGCAAAATTCGGCGATGGTGCGCTCAGCGCGGACGTGCTGGCGATGAAAAACAGTCTTGGTTTTCAGGCTGAAATTCGCGCTTGGACCCCGACGATGTTGCAAAACTGGGTCAACCAAGAGCACACGCGGCTGAACAAAGGCGACGTGTCCTCGACGGAGGCCGAGCGGGTCGATCTGGCTGGAAAGATTTTGAGGTCGATGCAGTCCGCGATCAAGCAAGATCCGCTCAGCTGGGCGGCGCGCGCGGGTGTGGCCGAAATCAAGCCGGTGGCATATGCGGGGCAAGATGCGGTGCAAAGCATGCAGTCGCGGCGTCAAACGGCGTTGCACCTGGCTGAATATTACGGCACCGCGCCGCGGTTGTTGACCGATGAGGAAGAGGTGCAGCTTAAATCAAAGCTGGAAGGGGCCAGCGCCGACGAGCAGGTTGCTTTGGCCTATTCGTTGAATGAGGGTTTTGGCCCGCAAGCGTCCAGCGTGTTCCAGCGGATTTCTGGCGACGATCCTTTATTCGCGCATGCGGGTGGGCTGGCGGCGCTGGGCACGGCCCAGGCGGGCACCGCGCGCGATGTTTTGTTTGGGCGTCAGGTGTTGAAGGCCGGGAACAAGGTTTTGCCGCCCGCCATCGACATGAACGATTGGACCACCGACGAGCTGGGCGCGGCATTGTCCGAAACGCCATCGACGCGCGGCGCGGTGGTGGAAGCCGCCAAGGCGATTTATGCCGCAACATTCATGCGGCGCGGCGGCAGTGCGGACATCGAAGATACTTATTTCACCGAGAGTGACGAGGATCTGTGGCGCGAAAGTGTCCAGCTTGCCGCGGGTGGTGTGCGCGATAGCGCCGGTGAAATGCGCGGCGGCATTGGCGAGTGGAATGGCCAAAACGTGCTGCTGCCAAACGGTGTGCGTCAGTCGGATCTCAATCATCTGCTGAACATTGTCGAGGACGCGGACCTTGTCGCCCTGGGTGGCGGTGTTCATGGCGATGGTCAGCCGTTCACGGTCAAGGATTTCAAGGACGCCCGCTTGGTCGATTACGGCCATGGGCAATACATGATCGATATGAGCGGCGACGGGGTTGAGTTTATCCGCGGCGATGGCCCGAACGGGTACTTTGTGCTCGATGTTTCAGAGCTGGGCAAAGTGATGATGGCGCGGCGCAAAGGCGTTGAGGTGGGCGCGCTCGATGGCGCGGGGGGGGCGAATTGAGTATCTTCGTCGATCAGAAAGACGCCACCACGGCGCTGCAGGACCGATCCTCTCAGGGCGCACGCACGGGTTTTGTTGAAAACTTCTCTGCGGCTTTGGATACAACGGATCTGTCGGGCAGTTCTATTTCTGAGAAGGTCAATCTGGCCGAGGCTTACGATCCGATGATCGCGGCGCTCAACGAAGGCCGTTCAAAACGCCAACAGTTCGCCAATCCGTTTAGCCGCACGATCAGCGACCCGGTGCGCGGCCCGTCCTGGCGGGCTGGTTTTTCGTCGGATGATCTTGAAAAGCGCATTTGGGCGGAAATCGATGCGCGGCGCGCGGTTGATCCGGCTGCATTTCCTGATCTGCCCAAAAATCGCGATGCCATGCGGGAAAGCATTTACAAAACCGTTCGCGATGCAGAGGCCAAAGCGAACAAGGTGGGCGCATCCGCGAGCACTTCCGGCGTTCTTGGGCAATTTGCCGGAACGGCGGTCGGCGTGATGAAAGATCCGCCGGTTGCCATCTCGACCATGTTCGGTGCTGGCCCGGCGGCGTCGATCGCGCGCACGGTTTTGCTTGAGACGTTCATCGGCGCCGGGTCTGAGGCCTTGGTGCAGCCTGATATCCAGCGTTACCGCGTCAAGGCCGGGCTTGATCCCAGTGATCCATTGAAAAACATCGCCATCGCCGGTGCGGCGTCAGGTGTATTGGGCGGTGTTGTAAAGGGTGGTGGGCGCGTCGCCGGGCGTCTTGCCGGTGCTGGTAATGTGGTGCGTATGAGCAATGAAAAATTGCTCAAGACCTTTGATGACCTGATTAAAAAGCCCACCGCTGAGCAGCGTGTGGCGCGGGACACCATCGCGGCCGAGATCGATCTGGCCAAGGACAATCCCCTTGATGGTCGTGGCGGGCGATCCGAACACCGTGCCCGCACGGCGGAGGCGATCCAGGCGGCCGAAGATGGCGCTATGGTGTCCATGCAAGACCGCCCCGCTGCAGATTTGAAGCCGCGTGTGGGCGATGATGTCGATAACCTCGACGGTCTGGTTTATGCGTTCAAGCCCGATGAGCTTGAGGTCGATGCCAAGTTGTTTCAGTTCAAGGAAGGCGGCGATCAATTCGGCGTGACGGATCGTCTGCAGGGCGTCGATACCTGGGATCCGGTCAAGGCTGGCCAGGTGCTGGTGTATGAATTCGCCGACGGCAAACGGTTCATCGCCGATGGCCATCAACGTCTGGGATTGGCGCGGCGCATTCAGGCGCAGGGCGATGGGCAAGATGTGCGCCTGATCGGCCAAGTGATCCGCGAAAGCGATGGCATGAGCCCGGAAATGGCCCGCGTGGTGGCGGCGATGAAGAACGTCGCTGAGGGATCGGGAACCGCCATCGATGCCGCCAAGGTTCTGCGCGTCGATCCCCGGCGGATCGGTGAGCTGCCGCCGCGCTCTCAACTGGTGCGCCAAGCCCAGGATCTGGTCAACCTGTCCGATGATGCTTTCGGGATGGTGGTTAACGAAGTGGTGCCCGCACACTTCGCCGCGGTGGTCGGTCGCTTGATGCCGGGCGATGCGCACATGCAGGCGGCGGCGTTGGACGTTCTGGTTAAAACCAGCCCAGAAAATCTGGTGCGGGCCGAGGCGGTCGTTCGTCAGGTGCAGAATATCGGCACGGTCAGCGAAAAGCAGATCGGTTTGTTTGGTGAGGAAATCATCACCAAAAGCCTAATTGTCGAGCGGGCCAAGATCTTGGATCGAGCCATGAAGCGCCTGCGCAAAGACAAGGGCGTGTTTAAGAACCTGGTCGCCAATTCCGGCGATATCGCGAAGGCCGGCAACCGCCTGGCCGACGCCGAAAATCTGAAAAGGGCCACAAATGATGAAACGGCACTCCAAACGCTCCAAACGCTCGCCAACCGCAAAGGCCCCCTCTCAGACGCTCTTGAAGGCGCCGCCCGGCGGGCCGCCGAAAGCGGAAGCTTCTCCGACGCCACAAGAGAATTCGTCGGCGCTGTCCGAGACGCAGCTTCGCGCGGCGATTTTGAAGGGGTATCAATTGGCCGAGGCGGGGGCGCTGAACATGTTGAGCCACAAACGCCAATCCGTCCAGGCGAAGAACAGGCCGACTTAGGCGGCTTTTCAGAGCCCGCTGGGGTGGCGGCAGAACAGCAGGCCGCGGCGCTTGAGCGTGTGGTGCGCGATGTGTTCGAACTCGATGTGCCGGGGCGCGATCAACCGTTGGTGCTCGATGATGCGGTGGCGGTTCACCCAGGCACCGGTGAGGGCATCGTTACCGCCATGCGCCGGGCTGAGGCGATGCCCAAAACCCACAAAATCACGACGCCCGAACGGGTTCGCTTGCGCCAGCAAATTGCCGCGGATCTATACGGTGCCGGTGCAGCCCGCCAAGATTTCACCGTCGATATTGTTCTGGGCCCGCCGGCCGCCGGTAAAAGCATGTTTTCCGATCCGCTGGTTGCTGAACGCGGCGCGTTGCTGATCGATAGCGATTTGGCCAAAGAAGTCTTGCCGGAATTCGAAGGCGGGATCGGCGCTCACGCTGTGCACCTTGAAAGCCGAATGATCGTTGAGGGTGATGTGTTGGCGCGTGCCTTGGCGCGGGGAGATAATATCGTGTGGCCGATGGTGGGCGGGGATCTGGCCAACCTTGAGGCTAAAATAGATTTGCTTCGCGCGGCGGATTATGACGTCAATGTACACTTGGTCGAGGTGCCGACCGAGGTCGCCATCGAACGCGCGATTGAGCGTTTTCGCTTGACCGGACGCTTGGTTTCGCCGCAATATGTATTGGAAGTTGCAGACAACCCCGTACGCACCTTCGATGAGTTAATCAAAAGGGGTGATATCCATGAGCACTCGCATTACTCAAACGACGTCCCGCAAGGGTCTCCGTTACGACTTGTCCGCGATCAAGGATCTGCCGACCTACGACCTCGAAAAGGAAGGCCAGGAGATCCCGCTGAACGCGATGCAACGCGTTCTGGACAATCTGAGCCCGCAAGACCGGGCCAAGCGTCAGGCGATGAAGGCTCGAAATCAGTCCAGCCGGACGGACAAACCGGCGGCCTAGAGCCGTCTCTCGACCCATCCCATGAAATCCCTGTAGACGTTGCCGTAAATGAAAACGGTGACGTCATTGCGCGCACCCGTCCGTTGGGCGAGGTGCTTGATGAGCTTGAAGCCGAGGCGACCTTCCTCGACGATTTGGAAGGAGGGTGTCTGAAATGAGCCTCAAGGATTGCATCAATCGTGGTGTCGATGGCGGCGAGCTGGACCCAGAACGTGGCCGCGCGGCGACCGAGTTGTTCGATGAGATCGAGGCCGAATTCCAGGGCCGTATGAACCATGGCGAAGCGGCGCGGCGCGCGGCGGAGGAAACGGTCAAGGTCTTGCGTCGTGAGGCCGTGGAAAAAAAGCGCCAGGTGCTGCTGCAGGCTGAGGCCTGGGCGCGGGTTAAACACAACATCGAGACCTATAAAAACGTGCGCGGCGAGATCGATCCCGGCGCCGGGCTTTTGGCGTTGCTGGATCAAGACGAGCTGGCGCCGTTTTCCAACTTGGTGGCGCGGCAAAATGCGATCCGTGGGCGCTTGCATGCGCGCATGGACGAAGTGCTCGCCACGTTCCGCCGTGATCTGGTTGGGCGTGTGCGCAACCGGGCCGAGCTGGAAAACGTGGTGCGTGAGATTTTTGGCGAAGACACCGGCGATGTGTTGGCCAAGCAGCTGGCAGAGGCATGGGGGGAGGCGTCCGAGTTTGGCCGCTTGCGGTTCAATGCGGCGGGCGGGCGGATTGCGAAGCGTGCCGACTGGGGCATGCCGCAACATCACGATGCAATCGCGGTGCGCAAGGCTAGCTTTGAGGAATGGCGCGACTTTATCGAGCCAAAGCTCGATCGCTCCAAAATGGTCGATGAAGTCTCGGGGCGACCATTGTCGGGATCGCGGCTCGAAATCGCCTTGCGGGAGGTGTATGAAACCATCCGCACCGACGGCATCAACAAATTAACGCCGAATGGTCAGGCTGGTGGCAAGAAGCTCGCCAATCGCCGCACCGATCATCGTTTCTTGGTGTTCAAAAGCGCCGACGACTGGCTGGACTATCAAGGCCGGTTCGGCAACGGCGACCCGTTTTCGATCATGGTTGGCCACCTTGACGCCATGTCGCGAGACATTGCGCAGATGGAGATCCTTGGTCCCAACCCCAACGCAACACTGCGCTACCTGACCCAGACGGTGGAGCAAAATGCGGTCCATGCCGACGTCAAGGCCAAGGGTGCAAACGGCGGTGAAAAGGCTCTTGATCGGGCGCGATCGCAGGTCAAATTGGCTGAGGATATGTTTGCCAATTTCACCGGAAAATCAAACCGCCCGATCAATGGCGCGGTGGCGCGGTCGTTCGCCGGTCTGCGTTCGATGCTGCAGTCGATGCAGCTGGGCGCGGCCGCGATATCTGCGATCACCGACGTGAACTTTGGCCGCATGGCCGCCAAGCACGCGGGTTTGCCCCAGGCGCGTGAGATCGGTCGGGTATTGAAAATGCTCACCCCTCACGTCACCGAAGATCAAAAACTGGCGGTGCGCCTTGGTTTGATCGCGGAAAACTGGGCGACGGTGGCCAGTGCCCAGGCGCGCTACGTTGGCGAAGTGTCGGGGCCGGAAATCTCGCGCCGGTTTGCCGACGCGGTGATGCGGGTGTCGGGTCTGAGCCCCTGGACCCAGGCGGGCAAGTGGGCCTTTGGTATGGAATTCATGGGCTTTCTGGGCGACCAGGTGGGCCGATCGTTCGACCAGTTGCCAGACGCTCTGCAATCGACGTTTAAGCGTTATGGCCTTGATGCGACTGCCTGGGACGTTATGCGGGCCACGGATCTGTATGAGCATCAAGGCGCCGCGTTCTTGCGTCCCGACGACATCGCCTCACGTCCTGGCGTCAATCCTCGTCTCGCCGATGATATTGCCACGCGGTTTTTGGAAATGGTGCAGACCGAAACCAATTTTGCGGTACCGAGCTCGAGCCTGCGCGGTCGCTCGATGATCGTTTCCGACGCCCCGCCGGGGACGTTCTTGGGCGAGCTGGTGCGATCCGTCGCGATGTACAAGAATTTCGCCGTGACCCTGGCGTTCACCCACGTGCGACGTGGCATCAACGAAGCCCGCACCGGACGGGGCGGGCGGTACCTGGCGGACTTGATGATCTCGACCACGATCATGGGCGGCCTGGCGCTGCAGCTCAAAGAAATGTCCAAGGGCCGCGACCCGCGTCCCATGACCGGCAAAAAGTCGGCGGAATTCTGGTCGGCGGCGATGATGCAGGGCGGCGGGCTCGGCATCTTCGGCGATTTTCTGTTTTCCAATATGAACCGCATGGATCGCGGCCTAGCCGAAACCTTGGCCGGGCCGGTGGTGGGCTTCGCCAACGATGTGCGGCGGTTGACGATCGGCAATCTGGCGCAATTGCCGGGTGAAGATCCGACCAATGCCGGGCGCGAGCTTTCGAATTTTCTGCGGCGCTACACGCCGGGCGGATCGCTTTGGTATCTGCGCGCTGGTTATGAGCGGGTGTTTCTCGACCAGCTGCAAAACTGGATCGATCCGGGTGCAAAACGCGCCTGGCGGCGGATGGAGCGCCGCTACCGTCGCGATCTGGGCCAGCGCTATTTCTGGAAGCCCGGCGATCTGGCGCCGGATCGCGCGCCGGATCTTGGCAACATGATTGAAAAGTAGGGGTGAACAGCTATGACGGTTTCAAAATTAACTTACCGCTGGACGCCGTTTGGTGACGGCGCCACGGTCGAATTTTCGTATGACAACTTGATCTTGTCGGCGGAAAGCCTTGAGGTTTACGTCGATGGAGTGCTGCAGGCACTGACCACCGATTACAGCGTTTCGGGCGTGGGCGATAAGGATGGCGGTCTGGTCACTTTTGTGGAGGCGCCTGCGGTCTTGGCCAAGATCGTGATCTTGCGAAAAGAGCCGGCGGTGCAACCGATCGCCTATCCGTCTGGTGGTGCCTTTCCGGCAGGTTCCGTGGAAAAGGCCCAGGATCGTTTGACGATTGTCGCCCAGCAACTTGAGGGGGGGTATTATCGGTCTCTTCATCAATCGGCGTCCGATGAGGATGTTGGCGAAATGCATCTGCCGGTGAAGGCGGATCGCCAAGGCAAGATTTTTACCTGGGACGCCGATGGCCTGCCGACCGTGGTCGGCGTGGACAGCCTGTCGCTGGCGACATTGCAGGCGTTCATGGATTGGAAGGTGGACACGTTCACCGGCGACGGCGCGACGGTGGCGTTTACGCTGACGTCGGAGCCTGGATTGACCGCCAACACGCAGGTGTTCTGGGACGGCGTGTATCAGTCTAAGAGCAATTATTCCGTTGTCGGTGCCGTGATCACGTTCACCACAGCGCCGCCCACCGGGGTCAAGGTTGAGGTGGTGCACGGTGCGGCATCGGCAACCTACACGCCGGACGATGGTTCGATCGGGTTTTCCAAGCTGGCGGCTGGGGTGGTGATCGACGACGACACCATGGCGACGGCGACAGCAATCACTTTGGCGACTTCTGAGAGCGTCAAGGCGTATGTCGATGCGGTGGCGGCAGGTAAAGCCGCGCTCGCGGGCGCGGCTTTTATGGGTGCAGTGTCCACAACAGGCACACTCACAGTAGCCAACGATTTCAAAGTTGCGCCAACGGCTGGCGCGGTGAACTTTTGGCAATTCACAGGCGATGCGGCGCTTGGTGCGGGCGCATATGGCGTTATTGCTGGCACTGACGCAAACGCGGCGGGACGGTTTTACTCCAAAGGGTCGGGAAACCTGCTGTTTGGATCAGACGCGGGTGGAGCGGTTCAGTTTGTCGTATCACACACAGCAAGCGCCATTGATTATCTGCAAGCCAATGGTGGCAACACATACGCCACCCTAGAGGTCGCGGGTGCGGGTGCAAATGTTGAAATGCAGATCAAAAACAAAGGCGTATATAACCTACGTTATGTACTCGGCGGGCTAACCCATGCCACGCATTTTTATACTGCTGGTGCAGTAAACTATGCCCTAGATAGCGGAGGTGCAACTGGTTATGGACGCCAACTTCGCTCTGCTGGGTCTGACACCAATGTTGCCATCGACTACTCCACCCAAGGGTGGGGCAACCATGATTTTTATCACAGCAACCGTAGCAATGTGGCATTTCGGATTAGCACCGTTGCCGCAAGCGTGAACTACCCTGTGGTGAATGGCAACTCGACGGGCAACTCAATTCAGTATGCTGGGAATGGTTCAGATACGAATGTCTCGAACTACTACAACACAAAGGGTGCAGGAAACCACACCTTTGCTTTTGGTGGTGGGCCGACGCCAGCATTCAGGATTAACTATGTTGCGAGTTACGCGAATTACTTAACTGTTACGCCGTCTGCCTTGGGTGGGGCCGTTGCGCTCAACGCTGAAGGTTCAGACGCAAATATCAACATTCGTAATATCACCAAAGGGACCGGATATTTCCGCTGGTTCGATGCCGCTGGGACGAACCTCATTATGGACCTTGGGCGTCTTGGTGGCGGGACACAGGTCATGTTCTTGGCGAACGGAAGCGCACCTAGCTCTGACCCCGCTAGCGGCGGCTTCGTCTACGTTGAGGCGGGCGCTCTCAAATATCGCGGTTCTTCTGGAACCATTACCACGCTTGGAAACGCATAAAAGGAGAATGCAATGTCTAAAACCTTCTGGGGTGGCGTTGCCACCAAAGCAAAAATCGAAGTTACTTATGAATGGGTATCGACGGACGGAACCGTAAGTAAGGTCAAACGTAAGGACACTGCCTTTACCACCGCAAGTGAAACTGCACGAGACACACTAATCGCCGCCGCCGACGCTCTTACCGTTGACCTGGACGACGTTAAGCAGGTGCAAGTTTACAGCGCCACGACCGACCCGGAAACGGGTGGCCTGATTGTTGACGTTCAGTTCAAGAACGGCGACAGCATGCGCATCGGTGATGATGAGGTTGTCCCGGTCGATCTTGCGACGGCGCGCGATGCGTTTATTGCCGCCGTGACGGCGGACCTGTGATGCTGAGCCCGCAAGAAGCGCAGGTGGTCTTGGAGTTCTTGAACCGGGTTCAGGTTCAGGGGCTCCAAGAGGCCACCAACCTCGCCGCCGTTGCGCAGAAGCTTTCGCTCATTGTGCAGCAGCACCCAGAAGAACCAGACGATCCGGATGTGGAGTAAGATCGCATGGCCACCACACAAGTAACATCAGGCATGATCGGACCAGGAGAGGTTAAAACCCCCAATCTGGCACCGAAGGCCGTTACCACCTCCGAGATGGGCGACGGCACCGAGGGGCAGGTTCTCGGCTATGGCGCGGCTGGCGCGGCTGAACAGCAATGGCCAAGTCACGTTCAGCGCGCCGTCGGCACCAACGCAACGTGGACAACCCTCACAGATCAGCGCATCCCTGGCGACGATACGGTGCCGCAAAAGACCGAGGGCCAAGAAATCCTTACCGCTTCCATCACGCCCAAAGCGGCGGGCCATATCTTGCGTGTGACGATCGACATTCCCATTGTTCAGACCAACGCCCTGGCGACGATCACAGGCGTGTTGTTCTGGGATGGTGGGACGGGAACGATCCTCGCCGACGGTATTGCGTGTCACATGATGCACGCGGGCTCGGGTGAAAATCAATCCATGTCGTTCGCCTTCGAGGTGGCGGCTGTTGACACCAACCCGCACAACTTCTCGGTTCGATTGGGCCATGCCCAAGGCACTGCCGTGAACATGTATCTCAACGGCAACAACACCAGCCGCATGATGGGCGGAACATCGGTCGCCATCATCACGATTGACGAGTTTAAGGCTTAATGCCGAAAGGATGAGGGGGGTGGTGGTATGGAATTGCAATGGTGGATTGCCGCAGTTGAAGTGCCGATATTATTGGCGTTGGTGGGGTGGGTTTATAGGATGCGCGCCGGTCTTGAGGAGAAGCTTGAAGCGCGCGATGAAAAGCGATCGAGGGATCGTGATCAGATCTGGAAGGGCATTCGCAGCGTGCAAAGCAACTTAGAGGCCTACAAGCTCGATGTGGCCCGGCAGTATGCCTCGGTCGACCACCTGAAAGACGTTGAGGATCGGATCGTCAAGGCGCTGGAAAAGCTCGCCGATGAAATGGGGCATTTTTCGGCAGTGATCAGTCGCATGCAAGGGCAGAACGATGTTGTTCGGCCTGGTGAGTAATGGGAAATGATGATGGAAGATTTCGTTCTGTGGGGGCAGGTGTTGAAGCTGCTGGGTTTGTTGATCTCAATATCGGCCCTGGTTTACTGGCTGCGTTTTCTTGATCGACGCGCTGGTGTCGATTTTAAGGAGTTCTTTAATGATCTCAAAAATGATCCGCAGGCTGCTGCTCAGTATCTTGGCTACCGTTTCCTTGGTGCCTGTGTCCTCATCGGCCTCGCCCTTTTCTGATCGCTACGATCTGCAGATCCGTGCGGCCGTGCGGGATTACTGGCCAGCCTATCCGTATTGGAGGGCCTGGAAAGCCCAGTTGTATCAGGAAAGCCGCTTGGATCCCGGCGCGGTTTCTCCTGTGGGCGCGCAAGGCTTAGCTCAGTTCATGCCGGGAACCTGGCGGCAGGTATCAGCCGAGCTCAAGCTTGGAGAGGCAAGTCCTCACACCGATATCGCGATTTCGGCTGGGGCTTTCTACATGGCCAAACGGCGTAGCGGTTGGTCGTCGCCACGCCCCGAGGCGGATCGCCATCGCCTGGCGGCGGCGAGCTACAACGCAGGTTTTGGAAATTTGCTTAAGGCGCAAAAGGCATGTGGCGACCGGAGCTTGTATGTCGAGATTATTGCCTGCCTGCCTGAGATTACTGGCCAGCACTCAGCTGAAACGATCAGCTATGTGCGGCTTATCTGGAAGTGGTGGCGAATGATGGAGGCCGGATTATGAAGGCAATAGCTGAAATGTTGGGTGGGGTGGCTTTTGGTGGCGTTCCATTGCGATTGATCCTGATCGGTCTGGCGGCGGTTGCGGCCTTGGGTTTATGGCTCTACGTCGGCCATCTGCAGGATGAAAATAATCGCCTGCGGGGTGATTTGGCGGTCGCGCTCGATGCGGCAGAGCAGAACGTGAAGGCCTTGGCGGCGGCAAATAGACACACCGTTAGCGTGATCAATGCGCTGACGGCCGAGCGTGACGCTTTTGCGGCGCGCGTAAAGCAACTCACAAAGATTAGATCGGAGGTTAATCATGCCCCGCAAAGTGACGATGGTCCTGTCGCCCCTGTTCTTGCTCGCGTTCTTGACAGCTTGCGAAACGCAAAGGCTGGTGCCGGTGGTGAAGGTGGAAAAGCACCAGGTGCCGGCCAGCCTGTTGACTTGTCCGTTGACGCCCTCGCCGCCGGTGGCTGAGACGCAGAGATCCGTCGCTGTTTATGTTTTGGATTTGTGGGAAGCGGCCGAAGAGTGTAGCCAAAAGATGGTCCAGGTGCGGCGTCTGGTCGCGCCGATTTCAGGGCCATAATTCAGTCTGAAAAACTGTCAGACTTTCGCCACAAAAGTGACGGTAATCCGCAGTAATATGTCGGTCAATGCATTGAAAATAAACGACTTTATGCACACTCTTAATCAGCGGGTCGTAGGTTCGAGCCCTACTGCGCCCACCAATTAAGCCTCTGAGAAACATAGATTTCTCAGAGGCTTTTGTTTTGTCTTGAAATGTGATGACGGGGCACGCGCATTGCGGGCTGAAAACTTTCAAACTCTTGGCGCAAGGTGTATGATCAATAGATAATCAAATTGATGAAATGTGTAAGGAGGTGGCTTTCAATGACCAAAGTTTTCGTGGCTTTGTTTCTCATCGCTTTGGCGACGCCAGTGATGGTGGCGACGCCTGTTTTGGCGCAGAACGTGGGCGCAATCGTTGCGTCGCAAACGTCTAGCGTTGCGGCGGCTGCGCTTGCCGACGGTACGTCTAGCACCGTGCAAAGTGTGGTCGCGCCCAGCCGGGAACCGGCGCAAGGCGATACTCAACAGTAGTGATCTAACTTTCTGGCTTTTGTCGCCAAGGATGGAGGAGGGGTGTGCTGGTAAAGCGTCATCTCTCTAGGGTGTGACTTTGCAGGGTCATGCCGGGGCTGGGTTTTTGTTTGCGCATTTTCATGAAAAGGGGCCTGTCATGTTAAGTCGTCGCCAGTTTTTGACCACCACCGCTTTGGCGTCCGTTGGGACTTTTGCCGCTCAGACAGCGCTCGCGCAGTTTGTCGATATGACCGGCATCATCAGCGGTGTCGTGTCGTCCGCCATCAGCAGCGCCATCAGCGCCAACGTTCAAGAAGTTCTCGGCGCGACCATGTCCGTGGCGCCTGAAAAAGTCTCCGTGATGACTGGCGTTGCGGTCACAAAAATGGGTAACGCGTCTACGCCATCGCGCATGGTGACAAGCCATGATGATGGCTCGCTGAGTCTTTGGGATATGCGCGAAGGTCGCCAGATCAAACGGCTTAAGAATTTACATGACGGCCCGGTGAACGCCGTGAGCCTTTCCGAAAACGGGGCTGTCGCCGTGACCGCCGGACGCGACGGCAAGGCCCAGGTGGTCAGCAGCGCCACGGGTGCGGTGAAGGCCACGTTGACGAGCGCTGGGGCGACGGCGGCGACCGTCGTTGCGGTGTCCGATTCAGGCGACACGGTCGTAACCGGCCATGACGACGGCAGTGTGCGTGTTTGGGACGCCAAAAGCGGCGAAGTCGTGTCGCTGTCCAAACCATCCAACGACGCCATCGGCGCGGTGGCTTTGTCCAAAGATGAAACCAAGGTTCTGGTCGGCGACGCCAAAGGCAAAGTCGTTACTTCTGACGCCAAGACCGGTGAAGCGGCCCAGAAAATTGCGCAGGCCCATGGTAAAGCCGTGACTTTCATCGAAGAAAGCCCATCGGGCGACGGTTTTGTTACCGCTGGCGCCGATGGCATGGTCAAATCGTGGAAGACCGATGCGAATACGGCGGATAAAGAATTGAAACTTGACGCCCCTGTTACGTCTGCATCGCTTGACCCCAAAGGGGATCGTTTGGCGGTCGGTGACGACAGGGGCGGCGTTGCGCTTGTGGACCTGAAACAAAGCAGGGTCAGCGCGACCGCTGAGGGTGCAAAAGCGCACGTCGGTGCGGTGGCGTTTGGCGCCGGCGACAACGTGGTCCACACGCTGGCTGAAGATGGCCTCATGAACGTTGTCGATGTGAGTACGAAAAAACAAACCGCGCGCGTGGTGGCGACCACCGACGGCTGGGCCGCGGTGGACGGCGAAAGCGGCGCGTATGTCGGTGATGGCGATGCGCTGGCGGCAATCGAGTGGGGCGCTGAAGACATGTCGTTCGAACTCGACCAATTCGGCGAAAGTCACTATGAACCGGCTGTGCTGGCGCTGGCGTCCGAAGGCCAAAGTGTCGAGCCCGTCACCACCGCTACTGAGCAAGCGCCGAAACTGTCCGTTTCGTTCCATACCCCGCCCATCGTGGTGATCGCCAAACCGGAAGAAAACGCCTCGTCCGACAGCGAAGCCTATGAGTTGTTTGTCGAAGCGGGCAACCTGGGTGGCGGCATTCAAGAAATACGTTTATTCCACAATGATCGCTTGGTCGCCAAAGAGGTTCCAGGCGACGCGGACAAAGAAACCTATAGCCACACGTTTGAGGTCAAGCTCACGCCCGGCGTAAATAAGTTTCGCACCATCGCCATGAGCCGCGACATGATCGAAAGCAAGCCCGCTAAGATCCAGGTCGCCTATACGGGGGCGGAGCGCAAAAGCACGTTGCACGTCGTGACCATCGGCATCAACGCCTATCGCAACCCGGCGCTGGCGTTGAACTACGGCGTGCCGGACGCGCTGGGGATCGAGCAGTTCTTCGCCTCTCAGCCGAAAACCTTGTTCAAAAACATTAAGACCTACAAGGTTCTCGATAAGCAAGCGACCAAGCCCGGTATCCAAAAGGCCTTGGCGAATTTGAAAGGCATTTCGTCTGATGATGTGTTGGTGGTGTACCTCGCCGGTCATGGCGATTCCATAGGCGATACGTGGTACTTCATACCTTACGATGTGGTCTATCCCGAACGTGAAGATCATGTTCGCGAAAAAGGCATCACGTCACAAGAACTGGAAGCCTGGGTCAACGAAGTGCCCGCGCAGAAAGTCGTGATGCTGATGGACGCCTGCAAATCCGGTGCAGCGTTAACCCGCACCCGCGGTTTTGAAGAACGCAAGGCGCTGAGCCGACT